ACCGTGGCCGCGACGGGCTTGGGTGGCAATGCGTCACGGGTGCACGAGCCTCGGCTTCCCGGCACCTTCACCTATGGACCTTACCCGATGGGTGGGACGGTGGTGGTCGATGTCGAGTCGAACTCGGGGTCCATTGTGGCGTGGGTGCGTAGCGATTCAATTATTGCTGAAAGCGCCGATGGGTCGCAATCCCTGGTGGATGGGGGTGGAAAACCATTCCTGCCGCAGCCAGCATCTGCCGACTCCATGATCACGGCTTACGGCTCCACCGCATTCGACTGGTGCCGCAACAACACGTACAGCGGCCACAGTATCGGGCTGACGGCTGTGACCACCACGATCAGCAACGAGCGCCCTCGCTGGTCCACCTACACCCGGAAATGCGTGATCTCGGCCGACACTGCGGAAATCCGTATGGCCAGCTTGCCGGTTGGCATCATTGCAGACCAAACCGACCCTGCATTCTCGATCGCGGTCTATATCGAGTCGATGCCAAACGAGTTCACAGGATCGAGCAATCCGTTCATCACGGTGCAACTGAGCAACACCACGTCGCTCGGGTCGAATTTCAGCAAATGGTCGTTCACGGCCACGTGCCTGCGTCAGGGATGGAACATCCTGACCATGCGCCAGAGTGACACGGTAAGCAGCGACAGCGTTACATCGGGCGAGGGTAATCTGCCAACTGGCGTGATTCACCCAGCAGACTCAGGAACCGGCTTCAACTGGGCCAGCGACCTCCGTTTCGTCTCAATTGCCCCCAGCAAAATGAGCGGTCAGACAATTCATCTAGACCAGTTGCGCATCCCTGCAAAAGCGAAGCCGATTCTGGTAATCGGGTTTGATGCTGTTGGTGCATTTGGAAGTGACGACATCCTGCGCACCAAGGTGGCTCCGCTGTTCGCCAAGTACGGCATCCGCAGCTATGTGACCTACACCGACATCTTCGATTTGGTATACAGCGGCGGTTCGGGATGGGAACGGATGGCGGATCTGCAAAGCAGGTACGGTTGGGACGCAATCCCGCACACCTGGAATCACGGCGCTACTGTCATCGGACGAAACGCGACTCTTACATCACTGTCATTCACGGCGGACGTAGGCACGGCAACCTTCTCGGCAGTGCATGGCATCCCTCTTGGGACGGTGTTCAAGGCGCGGATTCGCGGGGGGAGCATCGCAGCGGGAAATATCGTCGGTGAGTTCACGGTCACGACGACGACGGCCGCAACGTACACCGCAGCTGGTGCCGGGACGGGATCATCGACCGGCGCGATTCTCAATACCATGCTGAGCGAAGTCATCGACAGTGACACGGCCGAAAATCGCCGACTTGCGCTGCAGGAGCTGAAGACGAACGCGGACAGCCTGCGTGGTACTGGATTTGCCCGTGGCGTCCCTTACATTGCCTACCCCAACAACTCGGCCATGCACCTTGACGTGCTGCAATACGCGGCTGGCGCAGCTGGCATCCGGCTGGGGAGGGGGACTCGGGGCGGATACTGCATGGTTGACGAATTGGGGATCGACAACCCCTTGAATTTTGGGTCGTTCACAATGGACAGTGGAACCAATGCGTCCACGAAGACGAGCGAAATTAAGGCAAAGGTTGCTGGCGCGGCTACTCGCGGTGCCCACATTCATATCTACGGGCACTTCATATTGGACGATGAAGATCCGGCGAACGCTGCGTATTTCCCGGTTGATCCTGACAGCCCTCCAGGCCAAGGAGGCAACCCTGCACCGCCGAGCGGCGCTGCGTTGTCTGGCACTGGAGGATGGTGGTATCTGAGCCAGGTGCGCCGTTTGATAGAGGACACCGCCGGACCCTTGATCGGAAGTGGTCAGATGTTGCCCATGTCGCCGTCGCAATACGCAGCGTACATGGGTTACACGCGCTGATTCCCATCCCCTGCCGGTACACATAGGACCATCCCATGAGCAAAATCGAAGATATGTGCCATCGGTACAACTCCCTCAAGGGGTCCCGCGGCAATTGGGAATCCCATTGGGAGGAGATCGCCGAGCGTGTGCTCCCGCGACAGATCGGCTTCCTGGGCGCACGATCTGATGGTGAGAAGAAGACCCAGAAGATATTCGACTCCCGGCCCCAGATCGCCCTGGACCGCTTCGCATCAGTTATGGACTCGATGCTCACGCCGCGGCAGTCGAAGTGGCACAACCTGCGCACGACCGACGAGGCTCTGAACCGCCAGTTCGCGGTGCAGGACTGGTTCTACCAGGTCAACAACATCATGCACTCGATGCGCAACTCGCCGAAGTCCAACTTCGCCGGGCAGAACTTCGAGCGGTGGATCAGCATGGGCGCCTTCGGCACCGGCTCCCTGTTCATCGACTTCATGGCCGGTGTGGGCCTGCGATACCGGTGCGTGAACCTGCGGGATACGTTTTTCTTGGAGAACCACCAGGGGATCATCGACTCAGTGTACCGCTGCTTCAAGCACACGGCGCGTCAGGCGGCGCAGCGATGGGGTGAGAAGAACTTGCCAGAGCGGGTGCAGAAGGCACTGGAGAACCCGCAGCGCCAGAACGAGTTTTTCGACTTCCTGCATGTCGTGGCCCCGCGCACCGATTACGACAGCGGCCGGGCAGATGCCCGAGGCAAGCCGTGGGCGTCCTACTACCTCTCGGTCCCCGACAAGATGCAACTCGCGCCCGAGGGTGGGTTCACCAGCTTCCCGTACAGCATCGCCCGGTACGTTACCGCGCCCGAGGAGGTCTACGGGCGCTCGCCGGCCATGACCGCGCTGGCCGACATCAAGATGCTCAACGAGATGTCCAAGACTGACATCCGTGCGGTCCACAAACTCGTGGACCCACCGATCCTGCTGCACGACGACGGGATTCTCGGGGGTGGTGCCACCACGATCCGCATGCAGCCCGGGGGCCTGAACCCCGGTGGCGTGAACCGCAACGGTCAGGCCATGATGCAGCCGTTCAGCACGGGCGCGCGGGTGGACATCAATGAAAACAAGATGGAGCAGCGGCGCACGGCCATCGATGATGCGTTCCTGGTGACCCTGTTCCAGATCCTCGTGGAGACCCCGCGCATGACCGCCACCGAGGCGCTGATCCGGGCGCAGGAGAAGGGCATGCTCCTCACGCCCACGATGGGGCGCCAGCAGTCCGAGGCGCTGGGGCCCCAGATTGAGCGCGAACTCGATCTGCTCATGTTCCACCGCATCCTGCCCCCGATGCCCCCCGAACTGGTGGAGGCCGGTGGCGACTACGAGATCGTCTACGACTCCCCGATGTCCCGCATGGCCCGGGCCGAGGAACTGGTCGGTGTGCAGCGCACCATGGAGTTGCTGGCCCCGTTCGCCCAGATCAACCCCGAGGTGCTCGACGTGTTCGACCCCGACGCGCTGGCTCGCTTGACCGCCGAGGTCTCCGGTGTCCCGACCCCGGTGCTGCGCAGTCAGGACGCCGTGGACAAACTGCGCCAGCAGCGCGCACAGCAGACACAGGAGGCCGCGATGGTGCAGGCGGCACAGCCCCTTGCTGGGGCCATGAAGGACGCGGCGCAGGCTAACCAGTTACTTCAAGGAGCGTGACGATGGAGACGCTTGGGGACGCCTTACCGAAGGAGATGGCGAGGGTGCGCGAGGTACTCGGGTACTACCGGGAAATTGGTCCCGCTGGTGTGTTCGGTGCCACATTCATTGAACTCGATCTGCGCGAAGCCGACCGGGCAGTGATGAGTGGTGACCTCGTGGCGATGCTCGTCGCGTACAAGAAGTTGCAGGAAATTACCGGGTGAACCTCAACCCCATGACTCTCATCCGTCGCCGGGCCTACCGTGCGACGTTCAACACTGTCGAGGGCCAAAAGGTGCTGGCTGACCTTCGACGGTTCTGCAGGGCCAGCGTGCCCACGGCAGATGTCAACAACGTCCAGGCCACGTACCTCCTCGAAGGCCGGCGTGAGGTGTGGTGCCGCTTGCAGGCACACCTCATGCTGACCGACGAGGACGTTTTCAATCTGATCGAGGAAGACCCTAATGAGTGATACCCATTTTCTGCAGCCGAAGATTACCGACTACCGCCAACTGAGCGAGACCGAGGTTGCGCTGATGAACGAGGGCAAGGCGCTGGCCGAGCAGTGCGGAGCCTACATCGCCAAGTTGCGAACATATTCCGATGTGGCGCGCAAGACCGACGTGGTTCAACTGACCCCACCCCTCGACCAGCGGTGGATCAGCATCGGCGCGACCGACCTGCAACGCGGGTTCATGGCCGTGATCCGCGGCATCGCGCAACCCACCACGTTCTAACCCAAGGAATCATCCATGACTGACTCTGCTGCCGCCCTGCTGGGCGATAACGGCACCCCTGCTGCTCCGGCCGCTGGTGTTGCACCCACCGCGCAACCGAGTGCCAACTCGGTCTGGACAGCCGCATTCGACGAGGACACGAACGCCTACGTCAGCAACAAGGGGTGGAAGGAACCCTCGGACCTGCTGATGTCGTACCGCAACCTGGAGAAGTTCGCCGGGGGCGCCAAGAACCTGTTGGAACTGCCGCCCGAGGACGCCAGCCCTGATGCACTCGAAGCCTTCTACACCAAGCTCGGTCGGCCAGCGAACCCCGACG